ACCGTGTAAGTGTTTTCGGGTAGCTCAACTTTTAGGGTTAGCTGCATAACTTGCCTCTTTCGTGTCGGGCCGTGTTGAGGCCGTTATTAGGAAACGTCTACGGAATACGAGCCGCCAGTAAACGTAATGTCAATGGTTGACAATTCGCCCATGGTGGCGTTGATAACTGGCAAAGATTCTAAATAGGTGCCTGTCAAAATAAAGCCCGGGTTGGTTGCCGAATAAGTGTTTGGCGTTGTCGGTGCTTGTGGCGAAACCAACACGTTGCATTGGGTACCAACAAGGCTGGCCAATGTTGCGTATGTTTCGGTTGCGGCGTAGCTCATGTAAAGAGTAAGTGTTAGCTCGTTGTTTTCAAGGCCGCCAACGTTAAAACGGGCGGTGTCACCAAATGCGGTGCTTTCCAATGCTTCTACCGTACGGGTAAGCGTTGCGGCGGTGCACTGGTCACGCAAGTTAACCGTTGCGATAGTTACGTCCGGGTTGCTTAGGTAAGTTGTTGTGGCCATGGGGTTACTCCTCGTTTGTGTCTATGTCTTTTTTAGCATTTTTTGCGGGCTTAGGTGCGGATACTTTAATAAAGCCGCCAGCTACTAGCGCCTCGATATTAGCACCGCGCTTTACGGCTAGGTCTAGGTCAAATTCGTCGCCGGGTGTACCCACTCGAGGGCTAACAACGGTGTATTTGCTCATGCTGTAGTACTCGCTTTCAAGTCAATAGTTAAATCATAGGCGGCGTACTCGGCCCCACCGTACACCGCCACCGTTGGGCGGCCGCCAGTAACCGCCACGTTTTTAGCCAACAACAATGCGGCCATGTTCATTAGCGAGCGTTGCGCGTCAAGGTTGCCCGGGCCAAGGGTAATAAGCCGTACCGGAAAGGTAATTTCAACAATGTTAAAGTTAAACGCCACAAAGCTAGGGGCGTCTATAAAAGCGCACGGCGGGTTAATGTTCCGCGGGTCATTGGTAACGGTGAGGCCCGTAATCGTGTTTAGCGTCGTTGTGAGGTTGTCTAGCGCGACGTTAAAAAGGTCGGTGTATGCGGGTACGGGCATTAGGCCACCGCGGGGCGGTCAATACCCAACAGCTGTTTAACCATTGGACTAAAGCCTGTCGAGCCGCCAGTAGTCATACCATCAAACGACGCGTAATCCATGCCAGCGCTACCACGCTGCCTATACAAAAAGCCTGCATAAGCCACCGTGCCGAGAGTTACCGCGGCGCTCGGTGAGGTCGTCAAGCTGTCAACGTACCCGGCTTGCTGGCGACGCTTGTAACAAACAGCGTTAGCACTTGTGCGGCATTGCGTTAAAAACGCGGCGTCGGCCGCTGTAGCGGTGCCTATGCCTAACCAATCCTCTACTTCGCTGTCAAGCGTTACCCACGTACACGTAGGCGTAGTCGTCAGGGTGCCGGTACTGGCCACAATGTCTACGTTGGCAGCTGTACGCGCATATAACACTTGGTTTTGTATTGGTAGCTGGTAGTCGTAAGTAAAAAAGCCTTGTTCGTCTACGCCTGTAAAATAGTATTGCGGCAAATCCGCTACTAGATACGTGCCGTTAAACGTCGCGTCAACGCCGCTAATAACTACAGACTGCCCAACCTCGAGTGGGTCGGCGTTTGTTTGTAATACTAAAACCGCGTAATTGTCGGTTAAGTACTTTTGTGTGACCGAATAAGCGGCCATAGTTGGCCTACCTTTCGGCTATTAGGACTTGAGCAACTTAACAAACTTGGTGGCGTCTGCCATGAAAGCGGCAGCGTAACCACGAAAAGCAATTGTGCGGCCCAAGGTAGCTGGTACCTCAACGCTAATTGCGCCCTTTTGCTGTTCGTAGAATTCAAAACCTGCTGCTGGCCCGGCTGCATGACCTACGACGCCGTTAAGGTCGCCCGAGGCCGTTCCGCCTGCCATGTTCTTATCAACAACAAGCACCAAGCCAAGCGGGTTGCCGTTCCACGACGTTGCGGACGAGGTACCAAACGCGTTTTGCCCAATAAGGTTTGGCGCGCCAGTAAACGGAAACACGGGTTGACCGGTTGACGTGGTAAGCATACCGAGCTTGGCCCATGTGACTGGGCTAACAAAATAATGCGTTGGCAAATAGTTGCTACTGTTTGAAATTTGATATGCAGCACCATAGATTGCCTCAATGAAGTCGGCAGGGCTTGACAAGTCCACAACGGTTTCGGTTTGTGTTACTCCGCTAACCATTGTGTCTACGGCGTAGTTGTCGGTTGCTTGACCGTAAGCGATTGCTAACTGGTTAAGAATGATGTCGATTGAAGCGGGGTCACTCCAATCAAGGTCTTGTTCGGACACGGTGACGTAGGTTCCAAAACTTAGTTTTGAAATGTCATTGTTTGAAACAACGACGGTGGACGCGTTAAGCGTGTCAAACTGTGCAGCTTGTTGTGCAACAACTGGCCGAGTTGTAATTTTTGGACGGCGGAAAGTTGCGCCAGCTGTTGGCATTGCGCGAGTCCCAATTGCCGCTACAAAAGGGCGCACCGGGTTAAGCGAATCGTAAACGCTGCCGGTAATAATTTCGGGCAAAATGCCGGGCGTCGATTCAGTATTCACGTAAGGGGCAACGCCGGGTGCAGCGTTAACCATTGCGTCTTTAATGTTTGCGTTGAGCTGTGCAAAGTCTGAGCCGCCACGTACAAAACTCGCTACGTATTCGGACGGGCTAGGCAAACGCAATTTGCGAGGCTGTGCAAAAATGGTTTGCACGGTTGCGGCCTCAATAACGGCTGGTGTTTCTACGGTCTTTTCCATTTCGGTTAACTCCTCGTTTTCGTCTTGTGTATTATTTAACTCTATTTCGTCGGGCTCTTGGTGGATACTCGCCGCGACGCGCTGCACCTTGGCGGCCTCAAATGCGCCGTAGGGCAGCAAACTGAGCTCTTGCCAATCGGCCTTAGTTACAACCATGGTGCCGGCCTCGTCAAAACTAAATTCAACGGGCAAAATACCAACACTCAAACTATCGAGCACCCCATCTTTTGCAAGTTGAAGCGCCTCGTCTCCGAGTCTTGTCTCCGAAATTCGGGCCTCAAATAGCACGGTGTCGCCTACCAGCTCTCGAGCCGTGACCAAGCCGATTGGGCTAGTGCTGTCATGGTTTAGATACATTTTGGGTTTCTTGCCCTCAAGCGGTAGTGCGCCCGGCTCGAAACGTACTTTTTGCCCGTCCGATACGACGGCTTCCACGCCGTATTGTAGGGCGACGCCAGCAAGGGTTCTACGTGGCAGCGCGTCACCTTTAGCGGCGTCTAAATTTAATTCTTGTGGGATTAACCTAAGCATTGTTTACCTCGTTTGCCATGTCCGGCATGTTTTCGGCGCTGTCTTGGTATTGGTTTTCTAAATAGCTTTCGATGTCAAACATAACACCCGTGCCACGTGGTAGCACGTTATCCGCGCTTAGTGTTTCTTGTATGCAATCTATGTACGGTTTTACGCCGAACGTGTACAAGTCGCGTGACGCTTCCGAGCTACTGACATAAGAATAATTTCCAATACTGACCGAGACAAGGTACGCGGGGACATTGGCGATCCGGGCGATTTCTTTTGCTTGGTATTCTGCCGCGTCAATAAGCAACATTTTGTCGGGGGTTGCGTTGTTAGGTATTACCTCTACAAATTCGTTTACGGCACACGTGGCCGACGCGTAGCGGGCGCTGTCGTAGGCCGCTGCCAAGTCGGCAAGCTCTTGTGGGCTCATGGGCTCGCCACCATTTTGCCTCAGCGTCACGGCTGGTTGCAGCGAGCTCGAATTGCGATTGCGGGCCTGCTCTAGTTTTAACGCGGTATCTACTGACGTTGCGCCAGTATAAATTAAACCTTGAATTGGGCTCAAAAACTGTACGCAATCCTCGTATCGAATTGGTAAGCCTTGAAACAAAATTTGTTTAGACGGGCCAAACCATACGCCAGTACCTTGCGCTTGGTCTTGTGTTGTAATCATTGCGGCGGGTAAACGTGTAAACGCTGCCGGGTATCCGTCGGCGGTGCGCTCGGTTATATACCAAAATGCCCGCCCATAAAAAAATAAATCATCAAATGTCCAACTTAGTAAAAAATTATTTGTGACGCCTTTGTCAATTCGTCGTAGCCATGAGCGCGGCGCCTCGGGTACTTTTTCCATTTCGTCGCCGTTCCACATTTCTTTGTACATGACAAGCGGCAGACAACCAACAAGGCTGGCCATTAAATCGCGGCTACGGCTAATGGTTGGGACTTGCATAAAGCGGCTACGGTTTACGCCGTCGGTGTACGCATAAAAGTTGCCAATTTGTGAGGCGCCAGCGTTGCTACCGGCAGCGGCTTTAACAACGGTTGCTGGTTCAGGTTTGCGCGTAAAAATAGCCATGCGT